TTAAAAAAAAAGAAAAAGAGTGTGGAAGATAGTTGAAAAAGAGGACTCCCACTCTCTTATGAATATAGAAAAGTATATAAATCTTTTTAATCTTTTTAATTTAGAAAAAAAATGACAACTGATTTAGACATTGAGATACAAACCAAAGAGGAAGTAGAATGGAACAACCTAAAGGAGATAACAGAGAAGAGGATAATGTCAGCAAGTATACAGAAGATACTAGACAAGGTACTTCTAGAGACCTGCGAGAAGGAACTAGCCAAGATAAAGGACTCAAATTAGATAACTGGCAGAAAGATATTCTCAAAGCTGATGGACATATATGTCTCTGTACTGGTAGGCAGGTAGGCAAAACTACTATTCTAGCTATTAAGGCTTGTCATTACATGATGGACAACCCAGAGTCTAGGGTTCTGGTTGTCTCATTAACAGAAGACCAAGCTCAATTAATCATTATGATGATACAGAACTATATGGAAACTCACTATAAACCACTTCTAAAGGTTGCAAATAAGTCTAAGTCTCAAACTCAAACTAAGAACAAGATCATGATTAAGAACAAGTCGCAGGTTCTAAGTAGACCAGTTGGACAAACAGGGGATGCTGTTAGAGGGTTCACTGGAGATGTATTGATAATAGACGAAGCTGCTAAGATGAACCAGTATATCTTCGACTCTGCTAAACCTACTCTATTAACAACAGGTGGGAAAATATGGATGTGTTCTACTCCATTTGGAAAACAGGGTTATTTCTATGAGTCATGGCTTAACAAACACAATAGATTCCAGATATTCCATATATCCAGCGAAGAAGTGATAACTAATAGACCCCTTTCTAGTTCTTGGACAGAGGAACAACGAAAAGGTGGATTGAAGATGTTAGAAGAAGAGAAGTTGGATATGGGAGAGATTGCTTATGCTCAAGAGTTCTTAGGGCAGTTCATGGATGATCTTAGGATGTTCTTCTCTGAGGAGTGGATAGAGAAGGTTTGTACAGAGAAGAGGGATAGGGAAAGAAGACCAGATGGTAGATACTTCTTAGGCATTGATGTAGCAAGGATGGGGGATGACTCTAGCACTTTTGAGATAGTGGAAAGAGTGTCTAAGAACTATATTAGGCAAATGGAGAACATAGTTACTAAAAAACAGCTAACAAACCAGACTTTCGACCGAATAGTAGGCCTAAACAAGCTATGGAACTTCAAAAGAGAGGGTATTGGTATAGATGCTGGTGCTGGAAGTCTTGGAGTTGGGTTATTGGACTTCCTAAGGAAAGAGGCATCTATTGGGAGTAGAGTTGTTGCTCTTAACAATAGAAAAGTGGTATTAGATAGGTTTAATCAAGAAACAAGGGGTTTATTAAAGGAAGATATGTACGATAACCTTAGGGCTTTAGGCGAAAGGGGGTTCTTAAAGCTCCTAAATGATGAAGACTTAAAGAATAGCTTTAGATGTGTTCAAATAGATCATGTTATTAAGGAAGGTATGAAAACAAAGGTTAAGATATTCGGAAGAGATGCTCATATAGTAGAAGGGCTAATTAGAGCTGTTTGGTTAGCAAATAGCAAAAATATAAATACCTTTATAGGTTCACTTTAGGCATGGAAGTTCAAGATAAACACATCAACCTAGCAAAGTTCTTAGAATTCTTTAAACCAGAGGCAGATACAACTTCTGAAAAGATAGCAATGTCAAACGAGGATTTTATGAAAATAGCTTCTACTCTTAAACTAAATAGACTCTTAGAGTTGTTGATTAATAGATTATAATGGCTTGGACATTGTGTACTAGTGGAAGTGCAATAGCAAGGGCTGGTGCTAATGCCAATTCTGCAATTACTGGGTATGGTTCTGCTGAAATGGCTACCGCATTAGATAGATTTAGCGAGGATGTAGAGGGAACTATCTGTACTAAGATACATAGTGATGTTGTAACTAATTTTAGTTCTTATGCTACTCTAATACAGGGAGCTTTAGCAGATGCAGCTGCCTCATGGATAGCTAATAGAATTATTGTTTATGATATGAGTGGTTATACTTCTAGGCAAGAGGCTGGAACTATGTTAGACTTTAATGATGACTCAGCTAATGAGGCAATAAAGAAATTACAGCAAAAGAACTTCCAGAGGTTTAGTACATAATGGCGATTAAGAAACAATATGCAAAGAGTCAAGAAACAGCGATTGCTAGTTATAATTATACTGATATAGCAACAGGTGCTGGGAATATTCTCTTCTATGGGGGGGATGTGTCTGGTTCTGCTATATTAACAACTACTTCTACAATGTTGGGGTATAATGGATATACAAGAACAACTAATGGATCTCCAACCACAACAACTATTACTTTTGATGCAACATTTGAAAGACCAGTTAATCTAAGAGGGAAGGGTTATATAGTTATTCCCTATGGCTACCGAAATGACTCCGGTGGAACACTATCTTTCTCTCCATCAGTTGTTTATACTCTTAACAAAGTAGATGCTGCATCTGTCTCTACATCTATTGGTTCTGGCTCTGGTGGTATGTATTTTAATACTATAACAGATGGATCTTATGGTTGGGATAATGTAACATTTGAATTTAATATTACTACTACATTACACTTAAAGACAGGGGATACTCTAAGGTTCACAGCTACCATACCTAAGACTCCTAATGCATCTACTTTCTTATATATGGGGCATGACCCAGCTAATCGTACTAACTTATATGAAGGAGCAGAGGAGATAGTGTGGACAACTTCACAGCTACAAGTGTCAGCTCCCTTTAAGATAGACTTATAAAATGGAATTAGATATACAACAAACAAGCACAATAGACCTCACTGGAACTCCAGACTTCAAGGTTCAAGCAGAAAGCACAGATGGAACTACTGGGAAAGGCACTATCTGGACATTTCCTAAGTTTGCAGAGAGATATGGATACTACCTAAAGATCCCAGAGCTAAAGAAGGCAATAGATGTATACGCTACATGGGTATTAGGGAAGGGGTTAGAAACAGAGAACCCAAAAGACCAAGTAGAAATAGATAATATTAATGGATGGGGAGAAGATACCTTCTTATCTATTATGTGGAATATGCTTGTTATTAAGAAGGTTAATGGAGATAGTTTTGCAGAGATTATAAGGAATGAGGAGAATTCTTTAATTAATCTTAAGCCACTAACTCCTCAAAGAATGAAGGTAATAGTTAGTGATAAGGGAGTAGTAGAGAAGTATGTTTATGAGAATGTTAAGGGAAGCAAAGAGTTTCAACCAAACAAGATACTACACCTAGTTAATGATAGGGTAGCAGATAATATTCATGGAGAGAGTGTAATAGACTCTATTAAGTGGACAATAGACGCAGTTCAAGAGTCTCTAGCAGATAAGAGAAGACAACTACATAGGTCTACTATGCGAGTAATGGAAGTAGACGAGGATGATAAGACTAGACTAACAGCATTGAAGAGAGATTATAAAGAAGCTATCAAGTCTGGAGATGTTCTATTAGTACCAAAGGGAACAGGGAGTTTTCAAGACCTAGCTCCATCTAATACAGAGCATATAGAGTGGACAAGATACTTAGAGAATAGGTTCTACAAAGCTGTTGGTATTCCAAAGACATTAGTTGGAGACGCAGAGGGAATAACAGAGTCAGGTGGGAAGGTGGCTTATCTATCTCACGAGCCAATATATACTAGAGAAGTAACAGAGTTAGAAGCAGACTTATTAAAGCAATTAGGAATTAGAGTCACATTTAATAAACAAGCATCTCTACAAGAGGGGATGAATGACACAGCAGATAAGAGCAATGCACAAACTAGCTTTCAACCACAAGACACACAGGAGACACCAATATCACAATGACAACAAAAAAAATAGTAGAAAGCAAGCACAAGCCTCTTATTGAGACTCTCATTAATACAGCAGCTCTGGCTATGGCTGCAGCTGGTACTAACTTCGCCATACAAGGACAATGGTATGGTATGTGTTTAATCCTATTTGCAGCAGGTCTAGAGTTCTTCAAGTATTGGGGAAGAAAACAAAACTACTGGTAATAAACAATGGCTAAGAAAAAGAAAACAACGAACGAACTACTAGGTTTTAAAGAGCCAGAGCAACCTAGTTTTCTAAAGGCAGGTACTTCTTCAATAGAGGATAGACCAAAAAACCAATTTGCTTTAGGGGGTACAGAAGCTGGAGCAGAAATGGAAGCTAAGGGGAGATTAGGAAAACAGGGAAGGATAGCAGCTGGAGATGTAGTATTACCAGCGAGAGAAGTAGAGGCACAGATGAGACAAAGAAGTACTGGAGCTTTAGACATAGAACAACAACAAGTACAAGAGAAACTTAGACTAGAACAAGGGAAATTTAAACAAGAAGATGTAGAAAAGATATTTTCTGGAGTAGAGGAAATTGGGGAAGTAGAGGGTGGAATAATTCAAGAAGCAGAAGCTGTTAGACAACTAGAAGAGAGGGCAAGAAAAAATAAACAGATTAAAAACTATATGAAACAAGGGCTTACCGAAGAAGAAGCAGAATGGGCATACCAACAAATATTTTCAAACCCAGAATTCTCACTAAGGCAAAGTCAGGGAGACAAAGCTGTTGCTGCTTTAAGGCAGACTCTTGGAGACGCCTTTCAAGACTTTCTTGGAATAAGTCTTAATACTTTTCTAGACCAAGCTAGTGACCCCACAGAACTCTCGGCACTTACTGGAGAGATGAGCGAAGCAGCTAGTTTATTACCAGCAATAGAGGGAGCTGTTCAGAGCGAGGGTATTTCTCCATTTCAAGCACTAGCAGAATTAAATAGTGCAGAAAAGGATGGAGTAATAATAAGAGGAGATATGGATAGACTAGCAGTTCTTAGACCAGAGATTGTACAGACAAAAGAATACCATGAAATGAGAAAAGAGTTAGAAGTATATATTGCAGATATAAGAGACGCAAGAAGCACAGCTCTAGAGAAACTTAGAACAACATCTCCAGAGTTTAATGTTTTAGAGACTCAAGGTTATATAAATCAAATAAAGGGGAAGGAATGAAAATCTTTTGGAGAGCATTTTGGGGGGGAATTATAGGCGCTTTCTTTGGAACACTAATAACTCTTTGGCTTTTGAGGGTTGTTTAACCAAAAGATATTTAAAGAACTATATATATAATTCTATATGACAGAAGAAAACAAACCTATTGAGGAAAAGCTAGAGGAAAAACCATCATTTCTAGACGAGGTTAGGAAGGAGAAAGAAGAACTAGCTAAGATAAGAGATGACTTAAAGGAGCTAAGAGCTAAGCAAATCCTAAGTGGAGAAGCAGACGCTGGACAAGTAGAGGAGAAACCTAAAGAAGAGACAGCTCAAGAGTACGGCGCTAGAATGCTCAAAGGAGTTTAAAATCCACGCAGTATTTATTCCCTATGGGAAGAAGGAATGGGTAGACATATTCATAAGAGATATGTGTTCCCAAAAGCTAACTATGAGAATGTATAAGGATGGAGAGAAAGACATCCATCAACCCATAGAGTGTCAAGTTAGAATACTACCAGCTGGACTATACGAGTTTATATTCCCTAAAGAACACATGGACGTAGTTTTAACTTCTCTTAGATTTCACGAAGAGCCACCCTACAATGCTGGTGGAGAGTTTAAACTCTTAGGTATGAAGTTCAGACCAATGAAGATCGTTAGGAAAGTACTAAACCTAGAAGAGCCACCTAAGTTCAAAACAGATAAAAAGCTGTTGTGGATGGATACTTTTGTCTCTATTATACCAATAGGTATAAGACACGATAGAGAATTAGAAGAACCTGTGGGGCAAAACATCGGCTGGAAGCATGAGGGGATATAATTGTTCGGTATAACGAATAAATAGAAAAGTATTTAAAGATTAAAATTCTAAATCTTGCATGGTTAACGAAGCAGTACTTCTAAAGCAGTATAGTATTCCAACTTCTGTATCAGTTGCAGATGGCACAGGGATAGAAAAAGGAACACTTTTAGTTCTTTCAGACCCTAATACAGCAGCAGCAGCTCCTACTACACCAGACGACCCATTAGTTGCTGGCATTGCAGTAGTAGATAAGATTGCAAACGATGGACATACTAAATTAGCAGTTGCTATTGATGGAGAATATAGAGTTTTATTATCTGGAGCTTGTGCAGTTGGAGACCAATTAGGAATAGAAGGTGGAACAGATGGTGGAAATATTGTGGCTTCACAAGCAGAGAAGTATACTTTAAGTGGAACTAGAACTATTGGAATTGCTTTAGAAACTGGAACAAATACTCAAACAATTAGAATGAGGTTAGCTCCACAAGAAACGGACTTTAAGACAGCAGCATAATGACAGAAGAAAACGAAACACAAGAGGAGAATAAAGAATAATGGCTGACACATCAGGACAAGCAGACCTAAGAGGGCTAGACATACAAAAGTTAGCTGTTGGTTATGCAGACGAGGCTTCTATTTTTAAGACTTATTTAATCCAAGCAACTACAAGTGCTAGGGAAATTAGATGGTATAAGAAAACAGCAGGGTTCTTAGATACAACAGATACTACTGGAATTACAGAGAGTCAAATTGCTAATGTAGCAGAGTTAGCTCTCCCAGATGTTGCAGAACAAAGCTGGACAAGAGAAACTTCTTATGTTAGAAAGTATATGGTAGAGACGCCGTGGATCAGTGAAGAAGATGTGAAAGATGCAGACCCAGATATACTAGCTACAAATATTAGAGACTTAACAAGAGCAGTACAAAACCAAGTAGACTTAAGAATATTCCAAGTTCTAAGTGGTTCAGCTGTACTAAGTGGTTCAGCTACTGGAGCTGGATGGGATGATACTACTAATGGAGACCCTTTCTTAGACTTATTAAGTGGTTCTATGGCTATTAGAGAATACTCTTATGATGTATCAAACATGGTAGCATTTGTATCTCCAAAAGCTTACAAGTTCTTAATGGCTTATGTTAATGCTAAGGGAGCACAATTCCCACAATTCTCAAGTGGAAAAATGGAGAGTGGAGTGCTTACTAAGATTGCTGGTAACAAGATTGTTGTTAGTGATAATGCCGACGACGATTATGTAGTACAACTAATCCCTAACTTAACAGCTAAGTGGAAGACCTTTTCAGGTATACAAGGCTTCACTAAACATGAGGAAGGTATTGGATATAAGTTTAGAGTATTAGAGAGAGGAGAGATCCTTTTAGAACAACCTTATGCCTTACATATGATTAAAGGCATCATTGGATAAATTTATATAATATTAATTCTTAGAATTCTTATGGCGAATACATCTGGAGAAAAGGAACTTAAAACTGACTGGCCAGAACAACCAACAGAGTCTATGGTATTAGAGGCACAAGAGTCTGATACAGCTGACCACTGGGGGAGTTTATAATGGGTGGACAAGGAAGTGGTAGAAGACCAGACAACCCTCTACCAGATTTAAGACCACAGCAACCAGTGGGCGACGAGATATATATGCCTAATTATTCTGGTGTTAAGAAGGCAGCACTTAGAACTGACCCAGCAGACATAGAGTCTAATTGGGCAGAGAGTGGAAATGATATTTATAATTCTAATAGTGGTAATGTTGGGATTGGAAACACAAATCCTTCAACTTTATTAGAATTAAACCAATCAGCAGATGATAGTGGAATAAGAATTAATGCTTTTGATGATGTTTCAAGTAGATATGGAGAAATTGCTATGGATTCAAGTGGGTATTTAGATATTAAAGCTACACAAGTTATTGATTTTAAACCAGAAAATGCTCATGTTATGAGAATGACCAATGCTTATGTTCGTTTGTATGATGAAAAAACATTATCTTTTGGAAATGGTAATGATTTTTCCATTGGTTATTCTAACGGAGAAGATTATCTCCAATTTATAGATGGTGCGAATTTGGGAACGAATGTTAGGATGGTTATTGATAGTGATGGAAAGGTTGGGATTAATAAAATAGATCCAGCAGATACTTTAACTATTGTTCCAACAGCAGCAGGTTTGGGTTTAACTATTCGTGATCCTCCAGATGAGTATGATGCAATCGAAATGAATGCTTGGGGTGGGGAAGGAACAATGAATATAAAGAATGCAGGAGTAACTAAGATTTTATTAGATACTGGGAATTCTTATTTTGATATTAGTGGGAATTTTGGGATTGGGACTAAAACACCAAGAAATGCCTTAAATGTTATTGGTGATTTGAATGTTACTTTAACTCCCACTTTTGAAGAATTAGCTGGGACATATAGCAATGGGGAGGGATATGTTTGTGTATATGATAATGGAACAATATATGTAAAAGATTTAGCTTGTAGTTAAAAATGAAAAAAATAATAATAGGTTCAATAATCATTGTATTAATGTTAGTAATAGTAAGTGCAGGAATG